AATGTGATCAGTCAGATTTGGTTCGTTCCAAGGTTTGCAACGAGAGCTTTTTCCTGTGCTCTTTAAGGAATTTCTCAAGAGCAAACGAACAAGGTGCGAATCTTTCTGATTCATGTTCATGCGCTATATTTTTGCGTCGTCTCTTACGAGTTGGTGATGGTGTTTTGGTTGATTCTGTGTCGCTCATGGTGCTGTCCTGTAAAGCAATGCGCCTGCGTTCCTCAAACTATGGCGCTGATAGTGGCTATTCCTGCTCTTTGACCTTGCGTCGCTGGAGTTCTTCACGCGCGACGGTGACGAGTTGCCCGATCTCCTCGGCGGCTTTGACTCCGATTTTTTCCACCTGCGCTAGGGCATCGAGCGAAGAAACCAGGAGGTTTTCTCCGCTTCCTTCTGCCTGGCGGCGGGCGATTTCACCGCGCATGGCGGTTACTATGAATCCGGCGTTGCTTTCACCGTCCAGTTTTACGGATTCCATGCCTTCAATAACATCATGCGGGATCCGAGCTGTCAGTGATTGTGATTTTGCGTTTTTTGAACCTGTAGCCATCTGTAATCCTCTCAATGAAAGTGTAAGACAATATACACATAAAAAGTCTTACATAAAAGCATTGACATGTAAGCCACCTATAAATAAAGTTGCTTACACCTTGTTAATGCAAGGTGCAGAAACGACGAAACCCCGCACTGTAGGAGCAGTAACGGGGCTTCTAACCACCAACGATAGCAAGATTATCGAGGCAGCTATGAGAAATCATACCATACACCCGCAAGGGCGGGACTCGTACAACCTGAATAAATACATCTGGCGTTTTATCGCCCTGAGCACCGCACAACCGCGCGTGATTCACATCGTGGCCACCAGCGAACAGGAAGCACGCCAGCAATCCCCGGCTGGCTGCGTGATGGTATTCGCCGCCCGTATTCGTCAGGGGGTGTGCCATGCCTGATATGTCAAATTACCAGTACCTGATTAATCCGCATTTTAACTGTGAGCATGATATTGCTAAAAAGGTTTATTCCGCTGCGGATGGGGCTACTGACAATATATCAATGGCTGTTGCGTCAATTGGTAGCCTGATGTGGCATGCGTCAGAAAATGAGGACTATGACGAAAAGGCCATGCGCATTGATATGGGTAATATCGGTTTGTTACTGGCAATGCTTGGACATTTTGATATTTCGTTACGGTGCACCATTGAAAATGCCACAGATGCATTAAATGCTATAAAGAAAGCGAATACTGATTCAAATCGGGGATAAATAATCATGAGAACGTATTTATCTGGCTTGACTGCCAGCGGTTATGCACACCCCAAAATTATCCCCGGCGCTATTTATCTGGATAAGAACGGTAACAGAGTAACGGTAAAAGAACTGATGTTTGACCGTGTGTATTTTATTCGTGATGTCTATTCATTTCATAGTTCGCTGAACGTGGAGATCTTTATTAGCAGATTCAGGCGGGAAATCCCGCTTTCCAGAAAAAACCATGTGTCACGTGTGAATGTGGATAAAAAACTACAGGAACTGAAAAACATGATTGCCGCGTGGAGAGAGCAGAAATGAAAAAAGCGCCAAATTTAAAACACCAGCCGCGTGACAAAATGACGGAAGTCATCATTTTTGCGGGTAGTGATGCATGGGCACATGCGAAGCAGTGGCAGGAACAGGACGGGCGACTGGCTGGCGATAACGTGCCTCCTGTCTGGCTTGGAGAGCAACAACTTGCCGAACTGGACAACCTGCAAATCGTACCGGACGGACGCTATCGCGTGCGTCTCTATCAGGCGGGGTTATTGCGTCCGGGGCTTGTTAATACCATCGGGCAGAAACTGGCAGCGGCAGGTGTCAGGGATGCTGATTATTATCCTGAAGGAATGCACAGCCAGAAACGGGAGAACTGGCGCGAATATCTGGAACGTGAGCGGGGAGAGCTGGCGGAAAAGAAAAAGGTAGTTGAACTGCCTGTAAAGAAAAAAGAGCCATGCTATCAGGATGATGAATTAAAGCCCCGCGTTGAAAGTCGCGTCGATGGTGTTTTCTGGGTAACGCCCAAAGTGGATAAGCAGTCAGGCGAAATTATCCGGCCTGAGACGTGGTTATGTTCTCCGCTTGAACTACTGGGAACGGGGACGATCGGTAAAGAGCATTACCGCGTGATGCGCTGGAAAAAATTAGCAAACCATGAAGTCATCACAATGGCGATCCCGTGTGGTGGCATTGGCGACCGTGACGGCTGGCGGTTGCTTAAAGATCACGGGCTGAACGTGACAACAAACGGCAAATACAGGGCTATCCTGGCTGACTGGATGCAGTTAAGCGGAAGCCATGAGGAATGGCAGCTAAGCACAACAACGGGCTGGCATTTTGGCGCGTATATCATGCCGGACGGCTCAATCATTGGTGATTCTGAAAAACCGATCCTGTTTACCGGAAAAAGTGCCACTGTTAATGGCTATTCGGTTGCGGGTACGTCGGAGGGCTGGCGCGACTGCGTGGCGCGGCTGGCTGGGGGCAATCCGTCCATGATGCTGGGTGTTGCCACGTCACTGGCAGCACCTTTGATTGGCCTTGTTGGTGCTGACGGCTTCGGGGTACATCTTTTCGAACAGTCATCGGCAGGGAAAACCACCACGCAGAACATCGCATCAAGTTTATGGGGAGAGCCGGACGCACAACGGCTGACCTGGTACGGCACAGCGTTAGGTATCGCTAACGAGGCAGAGGCGCACAACGACGGGCTGTTACCCCTGGATGAAATAGGCCAGGCCGGAAACGCGCGGGAGGTGTCCACGTCAGCCTATACGTTGTTTAACGGTTCCGGGAAATTACAGGGGGCGAAGGACGGCGGCAACCGGGAGATAAAACACTGGCGCACGGTGGCAATCAGCACCGGAGAAATGGACGTTGAGACATTCCTCAAAACGGAGGGGATAAAAGTCAAAGCGGGGCAGCTTGTCCGCCTGCTTAACGTTCCGATGGAAAAAGCCACGCACTTTCACGAATACAGCACCGGAAAGGCGCACGCAGACGCGTTAAAGGATGCCTGGACAGAAAATCACGGGGCAGCGGGTCGTGAGTGGGTTAAATGGCTGGCAGGCCACCAGCAGGAGGCAAAGGATACGGTAAGGGAATGCCGCGAACGGTGGCGCAACCTGATACCGGAGAGCTACGGCGAGCAAGTCCACCGCGTGGGTGAGCGTTTCGCCATACTGGAGGCCGCGCTTGTGCTTTCCGGTCATGTAACTGGCTGGGCCGCGCAGGAATGCCGGGACGCAATACAGCATAACTTTAATGCCTGGGTGAAGGAGTTCGGCACGGGTAACAGGGAATTTAAACAGATGGTTGAACAGGCTGAGGCGTTTTTGTCGTCGTTCGGGTTCAGTCGATACCTTCCTTACCCAAACAGTGATGAACGTGATTTACCGATTAAAGACCTTGCCGGATACAGAAAGGGGAGTATCAGAAATGAAGATGATGAGTTCCGTTTTTACACGTTTCCTCATGTGTTTGAGGGGGAGATCGCACAGGGATTTAACCCGTCCCACTTTGCCCGCGCGTTGAGTGCTGCCGGAATGCTGGAAGCGGGTAACGATCGCCGTTACAAGAAAAAGGCGCTCGGCAAAATTGGGGGGAAGCAGCATGTTTTTTACGTGCTGATGTTCCAGCCTGAGGCAGAAGATTAACCCCCTGTGTGAGGTGAAAAGTTGCGGGTTATGTGGGTTACTCTGTGTATAAGTGCATTAACTGCATGAATAAAAAGGAAATCAATAACCCGCACGTAACCCGCAAAACGGCAGTTATAACCCGCAAAAGTGCGATTATAACCCGCAGATGAATAACAGGAAGTGACAGCAAACAGCCACGCGTAACCCGCAGAAAAAACCCCATTTGCGGGTTATTTTGAGCATTTTGCGGGTTACGCCACGGCTAAACAGTAAACAGTTAATTTTGTAATGTATTGATATTAAGGAATAAAAAATACTTAGCAAGCGAAGATAACCCGCTAACCCGCATAACCCGCACTGTTTTGTATATATATACGAAAAATTGAGATCTGAACTATGAAGGAAAACCGCAAACAACCACACTACCGCGCTATTGACCTTACAGAGCACTGGCTGAGAGTGGCGATAAAAATCATCGACCGCAACGCCGGGGAAGGATATGCGAAAGCACATCCCGAACTGATTAGCGCATTCATGACAACGGCAGCTGCAAACTTTGCCACGCTGACAGAACGGGAGATTGCCGAAGCGGAACAGGTGACAACCATCAACGTTAAAACCGGAGAGCAGACAGCATGACAGCACAGATAGCGGCTTACGGACGGCTGGTGGCTGACCCGCAGTTAAAGACCACCAGCAAGGGTACACAAATGGCGATGGCTAGTATGGCGGTCCCCCTTCCGTGCAGCCAGGCAGATGACGGAACGGCGATGATGTGGTTATCCGTCCTGGCGTTTGGCAGACAGGCCGACGCACTGGCAAAACACCACAAAGGCGAACTGGTGAGCGTGGCGGGTAACATGCAGGTAAGCCAGTGGACAGGCCAGAACGGCGAAACGCGGCAGGGCTGGCAGGTTATCGCAGACAGCGTGATCAGTGCGCGAACAGCGCGACCGGGCGGCAAAAAAGGCCAGCAGGGGCAGGCCACTGACGCACTGAACAGGGCAAAACAACAGTCGGGGAATGATGATCCGTACGGCGATAATATACCGTTTTAAATTCTGCAAACAAAAAGATGCCGGAAAAAAATAGATTTTCCGGCATGCTACATAAATCCCGACCAAAGGAAGTAAATACATTAACACGAATTATCAGCACTGAAGTTGTCACGGTATATTTTATACAACATTGCACTTGGTTGCATGTATTCGCATAGCAGACATCGGTAATAGAATATATTCACAATTATTTGTAATGAATGTAAAGAGGATGAGTATGGTTGACTTATATTCGCCTACACAGCTTGTGCAGGTGGCTAATGCTGAAGATGTGCAAAAAAAATTAAATGCGTTGTTTACCAGTTTGTTTTTCACTCGCTCGGTAATGTTTGAATCGAGAGACATTATTCTTGATACGATCGACGATCCAAATATCCCGATCGCGGCGTTTTGCTCTCCTATGGTGGGCAGTAAAGTTTCACGAGATGAGGGATACGAATCAAAAACAATTCGCCCTGGCTATATGAAACCGAAAAGCAGCATTGATCCAAATAAGTTAGCTGTGCGCCCTGCTGGTGTATCACCTGAGCAATACAATGCTTTTGGAGCGCGTAATATTAAAGTTAAACAGGCGATTGTAAATCAGGCTAAAGCTATTCGTGCACGTATTGAATGGCTTGCCGTTCAGGCAATCACAACGGGGAAAAATATCATTGAGGGCGATGGTATTGAACGTTATGAGCTGGACTGGAATATTAAACCACAAAATATCATCACTCAGTCTGGCGGTGCTGAGTGGTCAGGTAAGGATAAAGAAGCTTTTGATCCAAATGATGATATTGAGAGCTACGCAGAATTTAGTGAGGGCGTCACTAATATTATCATTATGGGCGGTAATGTATGGAAGAAATACCGTTCATTCAGGGCGATAAAAGAGGCTCTGGATACTCGTCGTGGTTCTAATTCCGAACTGGAAACGGCCCTTAAAGACCTTGGTGATTCGGTGAGTTTTAAAGGGTATATGGGCGATGTTGCGATTGTTGTTTACAGCGGGCGTTATACCGACGAGGACGGAACTGAAAAATATTTCCTTGATCCTGATTTGATGGTGCTTGGCAATACGGCTCTTCAGGGGATTGTCGCTTATGGCGGTATTCAGGATCCGGAGCTAATCCGGATGGGGCTGACTAAAGCCGAACTTGCACCGAAAAACTATATTGTGCCTGGTGATCCGGCTATTGAATATGTGCAGACACATTCAGCACCACAGCCAATACCGGCCCGCATCAATCGTTTTGTTACCGTTCGCATTGGCTAAGGGGGAGCAATGGCTACTCATTACACTGAACTCATGTCTGGCACTGAAGCACTGGTTACTACGCTGGGGATATTTTCAGCCAATAAAGGGGTAATACCTGCGTTTACGCCACTGATGCAGGAAGATGCAACTGGTGCGCTAGTGGTATGGGATGGAACGAGCGCAGGCAAAGCGGTTTATGTTTCCGCTGTACAAATCGACACAGCGAAAAAAACACAGGCACAGGTTTATAAGACAGGTGTTTTAAATGTTGATGCTCTGAACTGGCCTGAGTCTGTAAAAGAACTGTCGGCAAAGGTTGCCGCGTTTGTTGGCTCAGGTATTTCTGTTCAGCCGCTGGCTCGTGTGTAAAGGGGGATACAATGCAGAATCATTACAATGACCTTAAGCCAATTGCCGAAATGATGTATCCGGATCCAGCAGTAGAGGAATTAAAGGCTATTGCTGACAAAATGCGTTTAAGTGAACGCCTTGTTGATATGAATCAGGTGATGGAACTTACTACCCTTAGCCGTCGCACATTGCTAAACCTTGAGGCTCGCGGAGAGTTCCCCGAGCGCGTACAGGTTACGGAAGGGCGTAAGGCCTGGTATTTAAGTGAAGTGATCGACTGGATAAACAATATTCCTCGAGCTTCTGAATATTGCCGCGTACCTGTCCCAAAAAAGCCAGATGCGGCGCTATGCCTCAAGATTGAGCGTGTACGTCGCAATGCACGGGATGGTCGCTATAAGTTGATTGGTTGATGAAATTAGGTCCCGTTCTGGCTGGCGGGGCCTTTCCGGCGATCCGGTAGGCTACGGGGCGGCGACCTCGCGGGTTTTCGCTATTTATGAGCCTTTTTCGGGTGCTGGTGGTGGTTTTGTTGTTCGCTCTATCTCTATGAATAAAAAGGAAAAGATAAAGCCAATACACCAACCTGAAACATTACTTAAGTGGGGATATTGATGAAATCGCACCTGATGAACAAAAAAAACATGGCGCAAAGCTGCCGTGTAAGTGCGACAGCGTTCGACAAGTGGGGAGTGACTCCCGTTGAACGTAAAGGCCGCGAGGCGTTTTATGATGTTGCCAGCGTAATAGACAATCGGGTTAGCAATGCAATTAACCAGATTACAGACGACAAAGGCGAGATTGATAATGATGAGCTTTTGCGAGTCAGGATCAGATTGCTGACAGCGCAGGCGGAGGCGCAGGAGCTTAAAAACGAGCGCGAACGCGGCGATGTGATTAGTACGGAATTTTGTATATATGCGCTTTCAAAACTGGCGAGTCAGATTTCTTCAATCATGGGCAGCCTGCCGCTTACTATGCAAAGGAGCTTCCCACAGATGACCCCCGCCATGCTGGATGGCCTGAAAAAAGAAGTTGTCAGAGCCTGTAACGCATGCACAAAACTTGATGAAAACATCCCGCGAATGCTGTCCGATTATCTGATGGAAACTACCGGAAATGTGCCTGATAAGTTTCAGCCGGATAAAGACAAGTAACGTAGTGCACAATGACCGAAGCCAGTTTACTGACTGGCTTTCAGCGTTGCGCTGGTGGGCGTTATGCGTCAGTGATGAACAAAAAACAATCGAAATCGACACCGAAAAATAAAACATCAAGTCATATCAATATATTGCATTGGTGGTGATGACGAATAAAAATGCAAAAACTAGCCTTTTTCCGCGATGCTCCCGCCCCGTGTCAGGGCACCCCACAAGGAGGACCCGCCATCACTATGGAGGCCATGACCATGACCATGACCGAGACCGAAGCGCTCGGGATAATCCGCAGTATTACCGGAATCAGCCAGCAGGCTGGCGAACAGGAGGCCACGCAGCCGGACAGCGTGATAGCCGAAAATTACGCGCGTGTTGTTGCTGAGGTGATGCGCCGTGATGGTATTGAGCTTAACGGCGTGGATATGCGCAACATACGAACCAGAGTCCTTGAGTTGCTGGCATACCGTCGCCGTTCTCAACAACGGAGGGAGAGCGCGAAAAATACTTACCAGTGGAAGAAGCCGGAACGACTGCGGCGGGAACTTGCTGATATTCCCGATAACGCAAAATTGCGTTGGCTGGTGGGTGAGTTGCAGATTTGCAACTCGACCATGAAACTACGGAAACTACCCGTAGTTTGGGTAGTAAGAGTAACACCCAGATTTTGGGGCTTACTCGCGATACCCAAAT